GTGATGGCCCTGCCTTACGCCATCGTGGCAACTCGCCAGCGGTACAACATCTACGCGGGTAACTACTGATGAAGACGCCCATCCTCGGTTCGACCTACGTAACCCGCAGCGTCAATGCTGCGGACGCCCGCATGGTCAACCTGTTCCCCGAGATCATCCCCGAGGGTGGCAAAGAGCCTGCGTTCCTGAACCGCGCCCCCGGGCTACGGAAGCTGGCAACGGTGGGTCTTGGCCCCGTGCGCGGCCTGTGGGCCTACGGCGGCAACATGTACGTGGTCAGCCGGGACAAGCTGTACAAGGTGGACAGCAGTTACACCGTGACCGCACTGGGCACGATTGCGGGCACCGGGCCGGTCAGCATGGCCGACAACGGCACTCAGTTGTTCGTTGCAGCCAACCCGCAGGGGTACATCTACAACGCCACGACCAATGTGTTCGCCCAGATCACGGACGGCGACTTCCCGGGTGCTGTGACCGTGGGATTCCTTGACGGCTACTTTGTCTTCAACGAGCCGAACAGCCAGAAAATCTGGATCACGAGTTTGTATGACGGCACCTCTGTGGACCCGCTGGACTTTGCCAGCGCCGAAGGCTCCCCGGACGGCGTGGTTGGTATCATCGTGGACCACCGGGAAGTCTGGGTGCTAGGCACCAACTCGGTCGAAGTCTGGTATGACGCCGGTCTGGCCGACTTTCCGCTCCAGCGCATTCAAGGCGCGTTCAACGAACTGGGTTGTGCCTCGCCCTACTCGATTGCCAAGCTGGACAACGGCATCTTCTGGCTGGGTCAGGACGCCCGGGGCCAAGGCATCGTGTACCGGGCCAATGGCTACACCGGCACCCGCATCTCGACCCATGCTGTCGAATGGCAAATTCAGCAGTACGGCAACCTGTCGGACGCAATTGCCTATACCTACCAGCAAGACGGCCACAGCTTCTACGTGCTGATCTTCCCCAGCGCCAACACCACATGGGTCTACGATGTGGCAACCGGCGCATGGCATGAGCGGGCCGGGTTCTCGGCAGGTGAGTTCACCCGTCACCGCAGCAACTGCCAAGTGTTCTTCAACAACGAGATCATCGTTGGCGATTATCAGAACGGCAACATCTACGCCTTCGACCTCGATGTCTATGCCGACAACGGCGAGATTCAGAAGTGGCTGCGGACTTGGCGGGCACTGCCTCAAGGGCAGAACAACCTCAAGCGCACCGCGCAGCACAGTCTCCAACTCGACTGCGAAACCGGTGTCGGCCTGAACCTCGGCCAAGGCGAAGACCCACAGGTCATGCTGCGCTGGTCAGATGATGGTGGGCACACGTGGTCCAGCGAACACTGGACACCGATTGGCAAGATCGGCCAGTACGGCAAACGGGCCTTCTGGCGGCGCTTGGGCATGACCATGAAGCTGCGCGACCGGGTGTACGAACTCTCGGGTACTGACCCCGTGAAGATCGCCATCGTGGGCGCTGAACTGATCGCAGACGGGACCAATGCCTGATGGCCCAGCAGATCAACGCCACCAACATCACGCCACCCCGGGTGCCGCTCACGGACGAGCGCACCGGGTTGATCTCGCGTGAGTGGTACCGGTTTTTCCTGAACCTGTTTATCCTGACGGGCAACGGGACAAACTACACCTCGTTGACTGATCTGCAAGTTGGCCCGCCGCCGCTCCAGATTGACGAGGTGATCGCGCACATCCCCGATGAACACGGGGTCGCTCCATCGCAGGAAACGCTGATGGCGTTGATTGCGGAAATCCTCAAGCAGCTTGAGGCGCTGGGTGTCACGCCGCAGCCTCAACTGGGCACGTTGTCCGCAGTCAATCAGGATTACGTGCCATTCTTGGGGTTTGACACCCCGCCTCCGTGGATCGGCTCGACCGCTGGACAGTTCTGGTATGACCCGACCACTGGGTCGTTCAATGCCAAAATGGGCAACAACAACATCACCCAGCAGATCGGTGAGGAGTTGTTTATTTACGGCAAAGCGTCCGCTGCGATCACGGAAGGCCAACTGATCTGCAAAACGGGCACGGTTGGCGCGTCAGGCGTGATCACGTTTGGCCCAAGCCCCACGGGCCTGACGACCAATGACGGCATCATTGGCTTGGCGACAGAAAACATTGCACTCAACAGTTTTGGCCGGATTACTTCTTATGGTGTGGTGCATGGGATCAACACGACCGGTGCGAGTGTCGGTGAGACTTGGAACGACAACGACACGCTGTACTACAACCCGGCGTATGCTGGTGGGCTGACAAACGTCAAGCCGTCTGCGCCTTACGCGAAGTTTGAGGTTGGAACGGTCATCAAGGCTGGCTCGGGCGGCTCTGGGTCAATTCAGGTTGACCTGATCCACGGTTCCACGCTGGGCGGCACAGACTCGAACGTGCAGTTTGGCTCGTTGGCTACCAATGACCTGATCCAGTACAACGGCACCTATTGGACCAACGTCACCCCGGCGTCCGTGATTGCTGCGTCCGGGGGTGCACCTGTCACCAAGACGGCCAACTTCTCGGTGGCCGCTGGCGAGACTTGGCTGATCAACAACAAATCGGGTTCGTCCTGCACGGTGACGTTGCCCAGCGCCAGCGCAAACACAGGCCGGGTTCTGCGGTTTCAGAACTACCAAGCCCAAACCCTCGTGTCGGCATCGAGTAACGTGGTGCCGCTTGCCGGGGGTGCCGCAGGAACCGCCATTCTTGCCGCCGTGGCGGGTGAATCATGCACCTTGGTTTCAGACGGCACAAATTGGATAATGACTCAGTACGTCCCGAACAACGTGCTGCTGCTGGAATAAGGAGTTCACCATGACCGTTTATGTCAAGAATCTGGTCCCCGCCAAGACCGTCGAGAATGTGCAGACCACTCAGTACACCGCCAGTGGTGTGACCACCATCATCGACAAGTTCACGGCGACCAATTACAACACCGCTGCGGCCACGATTTCCGTGAACCTCGTGACCACGGGTGGTGCTGCGGGCAACGTCAACGTGATCACCAAAACCAAGACGCTCCAGCCGTCCGAGGTCTACACGTTCCCTGAACTGGTGGGTCAGGTGCTGAACCCGGGCGACTTCATTTCCACGATTGCCGGAACCGCCAGCGCCATCAATATGCGCGTCAGTGGCCGCGAGGTGACAGTGTGAAAGTAACCTACGGTCAAGGGTTTGAAATGGCATTGCCGCAAATGATGCGGCAAAAGGTGGACGCTTTGCAAAATGAATTGTCAAAGCTGCCACAATACGAACCTGAAACCAAGCATTATTTTCACGGCGGAATGTATTGCCGTGAGGTGTTTCGGCATGCCGGAGTATTGGTTGTAGGAGCGGTCCACAAAAAGGAACATTTCTACCTGATCGTGTCCGGCACCGTGCAGATTACGGACGGAGAGGGCAATGCTCAAGAGGTTACGGGGCCGCATCTGTTTCAGAGCAAACCCGGCACAAAGAGGGCGGTATATGCAATTACCGACACACTTTGTATGACGTTTCACGCCACCGAGGCAAAAACGGTGGAGGAAGCCGAAATCGAATTGGTTGAGACTGACCCCAATTCGATGTACAGTCTCGGCAATCAGGTCAAACATCAAGAAATCGAGGTGCAGCCATGACTTTTTGGGTTGCTGGTGCCGTTGTCGGCAGTGCGCTGATCGGATCGAGTGCGGCAGGTGATGCCGCGAGTACGCAAGCCGCATCTGCGGATCGTGCCGCCGATCTCCAATACAAACAGTGGCGCGAGAGCGTCGATCTCCAAAAGCCGTGGCTCACGGCTGGGGAAGGTGCGCTCAATCGATTGTCCGCTGGGCTGGCCCCCGGTGGCGAGTTTGGCACTCCGTTCTCCAAGACCAACTGGATGACCGACCCCGGCTACCAGTTCCGACTGGGCGAAGGTTTGAAAGCCCTCGACCGGCAAGCTGCCGCCCGGGGCGGTCTGATCTCAGGCGCTGCCTTGAAAGCGGCCACCCGATATGGTCAGGACTACGGCTCCAACGAATACCAGAACGCCTTCAACCGCTACTACTCTGAGCGGGAGAACATGCTCAAGCCGTTGCAGTCGCTGGCCGGTGTCGGCCAGACCACGGCCCAGCAGGTCGGTCAATCGGGTCAAACGATGGCAAGCAACGTGGGCGAGATGATGACTTCGGGCGCTGCCGCCCGGGCTTCGGGCTACGTGGGTCAAGCCAACGCGCTGACCGGTGCATTGAACACGGGCCTGAACTTCTATCAGAACCAGCAGATGATGAATCGGCTGGCTCCGTCTGGTGGAGGCGGCACAGGTATCGGTTACACCCCGACCGAC